TTTTTCTTGTGACTCAAGTGGATCTGGGAATGTTTCAGCCAAATTATCTAAGCGGAATGAAACGTCCTCAATATTTCCTGGGTTAATATCATTAACAATATTTTGGCCATTGCCTTGTGGCTCATATGCATCTTGCACAGATACTCTATATTTAGGATCAAGCTGGAACTTCTTTTCATTACTAACTTCTTTAGATAATTTTACCGCTCCGTTATCAACTCTAGCTGCTGTATCTGCAGCAACAAAAACATAATTCTCTACAGGCACAGCATCCATAATCATGCCGCTTTTTCGCAACCCGCTTTCCATCATATTGGCTGCAGTAGGTGCCAATGTTTTAGCTCCATACTTCATTCCAGCAACACCAGCTTCTATAGCTCCAGGTAGCGGAGCAAACTCACCAAATGTTTCGCCAGCAGCAGCTGTTGCTTTCCTACTCTTTTCATCAGGAACGCCGGCAGGTATTGTTGGTGGCAGAGCAGGTACATTTATATTTGTACCAGGAACTCTAAAGCCTTCCTTCTTTACTTGCTCAGTAGTGGCCATGTTTGTTTTTTGTTGCACGCCTTTTAAAAAAGCATCGATTCTTCCTTGATCTTCTGGGCGATTAAATACAGATGCAAAACCATTGTAGAGCTGTTCAAGATCTCCACCCAGCCCAAGAGTCTGAGCTGTGGCACCACGCGCAAATCCAGCAAACAAATCCGCTAATCCAGTTAATGGCTTTTCCAAACCACCGGCTGCAGCAGATTGCTGCTTAGTAACACCACCACGCCCAAAACGTGGGCCGGCATCAGTCATTGTTGATGATGGGCCAGCAGCCAACTGCATACCTTCCAGGCTTGGCTCTTCTTGCTCCATAGGCAGATAGTTAACGTCAAGGTAATGGTTGACGATTGCATCCTCTAATTTTGAGTAAGCCATTATTTAATACCTTTTATTGTGTTCTGCTTCTTTTTCAAGATATCAACATCACCATCTTTTAATTTGTATTTTGTTTTTAAATCATCAATGTTTGTTGATTCATCAATAACCGTACCAGGAGGTAATTTCTTAGACTCAATAAGACTTGCAGTTATACCCTCAATTGATTTTCTAGCTGCATTTTTTGTTATGTCAGCCTTATCTATTTCTTCATATTTTTGTTTAGCTTTTAACGCCAAATCATTATATGGAACTTCAATGCCAGGATTTGCTTTTCTAAATTCTTTAATATTGTTTTCGTAATAAGAAACTATACTTAGTTCCTTGTTAATCTTTGCTTCATCATCTTTTGTTGCAAACGAACTGACAACATCTGGAGTACCAGCAAATCTGCGAATCAAACGCCTAGCATCAGTGTCATCTTTTTTAACACCATCCAATAACCTGCTGTTTAATTTAGCAAACTGAGTTCCACTCATACCAGTACGCTGAGCTGCTTTTTTTAGCTGGTTAACATCTGTAATATCGCCAAATACAATTCGTGATTCCAAGTCTGCATATGCATATGGATCACCTTCTTTTGTTTCTGGCTTTAAAAAATGCTCGATCTGCTCAATAGATAAAACACCCATTTTTGTTAACTCAACAGCTATTTGACGTTTTTGTTGAGCGGATGTTTTAGGATCATGATATGTCAACAGCATATTGTTTGCTGTTTTATGATCTGCATCTTTTTGCGCTTTCTCTGCATCTTGCTGATCTTGTCTACGATAAGAAACAAGAGTATTAAATTCCTTGTTTATATCTTCAATAGCTTTTGAATCTAACTGTAAATTTTGCAAAACAGGACTAAGTTTGCCAAGATTGCCGGCAAGAATATCTGATCTTGTTTTTGCAACATCACGCATGTAATCTTCTTTGCGTAACTCTTGTTTGATTACATTTATTTGCGCATCACGAAAATCTTTTTGAAAATCATTGATGTACTTATTTGACATTTCAAGACCAATGCCTTTTGTCAAAGCAGCCTGTCTTAATCTACCTAATGATGCCTCACCAATTATTGCTAACTCTGCAGGATTGTTTTTTGCATGGTTTTGCAATAATGTTATTTCATTATTATAAAAAGAGTCGAATTCTGTTTCTCTTACGCGCTTATTAAATTTTGATTCTGCTTCTAACGCTGACCTATAAACAGAGTTACCATGAGCTGCCATGGTTGCATTAAAACGAATAGCTGCAGCTGGATCTATTTCTGCCAGCACTTCACTATTTGCTTTAGTAAACGTATTTATTTTTTCAATTATATTTTTAGATGATGCAGTAGGATTTCCCTGCTGAATATCATCCAACATTTTTACTAGCTCAGCAGTGCCTTGCTGCTCAAACAAGTTTGATAGTTGAGCACTTCTAGCTTTCATTACTGCTTCATTAAACTTACTTGGCAAAATGCTTGCTGCATTTTTTTGCACCTTGCCATCTTTAATTGTTACGCCACCACCAATGTTTAAATCTATGCCACCCTGTGAATCAATTAACTGTTCTTGAGTAATTGGGTTTTCTGCTGCGTATTTAAGGCCTTCTTCTGCGCGTAATTTACCTGCATACTCAATTAAGCCAGAACTCATTCTGTCTAGGATTTGAGCCATAACATGGCCAGATTCAGCCTCAACACGACCAGCAAAATACTGCACAGGCTTAGGCTCAATCTGCCGCATAGGCACACCGCCAGGCTGACGTAGCTGTATATTTCCAGGATCTAATCTAGTGGCCATATTTATTTCAACCTAATGTTAATGGTGCTGGAGCAGCAGATACTCTCTGAGCTTCAGCTTGTTTTGCTGTTTCACCATAATAAGTAGTGCCAAAATTAACAGCAGCAGAGCCAAGAGTATAAGTGCTCATCAATCCACCAGTGCGTTTAGATGCAGCTGCTGCTTGTTGGTATTGACCAGCCTGTGCTGTAGCAGAATACTTATTAAGTATATTTTGAACAGCAGTAGATTCAAGCATTGCACTGGCATCCTCAAATCCTAATACTCTTGCAGCCAATGCATTCAAATCTGCAACACCAACATCCATCATGGTTGCTCTTGTGTTTTGTTGCTGAATAGCAAGCGCACTGCCACCGCCATAATCAATACCATTAGCTGCAGCTCTAGCGCGAACAGCGGCATTTGATTCACGTTCTCTGCGCAACAATGTATTGCCAGCTATCTTCCAATTCATTTCCTCTGTCTTTGCTTTTTGCAAAATGCGTCCAGCCTGGATAGCGCCATACTCAGCATCAAGATCTGCACGAACATTAGCAACTTCAAGCGCATTCCTGGCTTGCAAAAGAAAACTAGTTTGTTGGCTAATTGCCTCTGCTTGTCTAGCCTGACTAGCGCCATACGCTGTTATCAGGCCAGCACCAGCAGTTAACATTCCTGGAGTAATTGCCATATCAAGTTCCTGAATTTACTGCTACTCGGTAATCAAGACCAAGCAACGTCATCTTTAACGGTAGGTTTTGCTCTACCTCGATTGCTTGCTCTCGGCTATATCCAAGCACACCATTAACTCGTTTAATGCCTGTATATGTAGGCTCAGCAGCGTCAAGCATTGGATTATCAAATAACCTAAACGCTATTGGCTGTTCATTAATAATCATGTGTTGCGTATCTTTTAAAACAGCACTGATTTCTACAATGCGTTTTTTAAAAGATAACCTGGTGCCAGTTTGCAGCTTAATGTCTACCGGCATTGTTTTAATGTAAACGCTAATCGGCAATCCAACTTCATAACTAGTTGTGCTTGATCGATCAAAAGTTACGGCACCTCCACCGCTTACAGTTTCGTTTGATTGCGGTATGCCATCAGTAATTACATTAAGAGCCTTGCCAATATGTGGTAAACCTGTAGCACCACTAGCAGCGCCACCAACAAAAGCGCAATCCGTAAAGACATCGTAACTAAACAACTCCACAAAATATCGATCAACAGAATTAAACCGGCGTTTTGTAACAGCATAAATTGACGTAACATCTACGCCAACATCAATAAAACTACCATCAGTAATAAATTCCGATGGTGCTGTAATTTGCTGTGATCGCATGACAGAGAATGCAGCCATACTTCCATCAGTTTCATTTGTCATCAACAGCAAATCTGCTTCCTCTGTGCTGGACGCTCTGCGCAGTGCAATCCGCTGCGGAGACTTTAGCAGGTGGCCTGACATTAGCGATATGCGCTGGGTGATGTATGTCAGCTGAGAATCAGAGAACACAAACTCGTTTAACGATTTACCTTGGCGCTGAATGTATACGGTACCAGTATCGACAGATTGCACCCTGGTGCCAGGCTTCATGCCGTTTCTTGATACGTTCTTAAAAATAAATGTTAGCGGCGTAACTGGATCTGTTGCATTTTGCGGCACATAGAATTCACCACCAGTAGTAAATACCTGGAAATCTCGAGCGCTTAAAATGTCAGTAATTACATTAAGATCATTAGTATCTAGCGTGGCTTCAACAGCATCATCATCAAGAGATTCTGTCGGCACAAAATCAAAAAACAAACCGATCTTGCTGCCCCATATTGTTGATGGCCTAGACTTCGAGCCACCAAAATATAAGCGACCTTCGTGGAAACTTACAGTTCTCTGCCAGCCTTTGGTGCTCGACCACACATCCTCATAACCACTTTCTTTTTCCCACGATCCATTGGCAATAGCTGTGGTGTTAAAGAATGGGTATTCAGTAATTACGTTCACAACAGTTGAGCTGACATACTGAATGATCTTAGCTCTGCCCTGCGGTGATGCGTTGATGTACTGATTAACATCACTAGCGCTAAATACTGCAGATGATGCAGTCAACGTGATGTTGCCAGATACAGCGCTTGGAGTAAGAGTGCCAGCTGGATTGGTATAAGTGATAGTGAATGCATACTTAGGTATGCTGTCAAACGTGATGGTGGTTGCTGTCCAGGTAGCATCAGTAGCACCGCGCACAATCTTTACCGGCTGCAGATCTGGATGGACAACAATCAATGTATCTGCTGATTGCGTCCAGCACATATCATCAACCATATCTGATGTGATGCTGGTGGTAAGGTAACTGTTAGCACCACCATTAATGGCTGTTACTACAGAGCCATTTTTAATGACGTACATTCGCTGGTGCGTAAAGCACAGCATGTAGGAATCGCTAACAGAGAATTGAAACGGTACCAAGCGCACGCCATTGCCGGCGCTCGGTGTGCTGCTGTTTGGTAACTCCAGAATATGCTTAGTGCCAGGCCGGCGCTTTAACCCGCCTTGTGGCTGGATCAGTACATTGGTGGCTTTAGCTAATGCGTTATTGTATTGATCGAGCTCTATCCTGGATCGCAGCAATGGATCCAACTCGCCTGTACTAAAGTTAGACTGAATGTCAACAAAGCGCGGCATTAGTTCCTCACTGCAATTAGGCTGAAATCCTCGATGATTCTGATCGGGTTGCTTTGTCCATCTACCTGCATGCACTGTCTAAAGTAACCACCTCGGCCATTCTCGGATGGATCACCAACAGCAACACTGCGCCACTTGGTAGACTTTTCTTGCTGCTCGGTAATTGCTTCAGCAATATGCCAGGCAACCATGTATTTCAACAGCTGCACAAAGTATTGTGGCATTGCGTATTCTGCAACGCTATATTGATAGTCAATATAAACGCTGGTTAAATTAGTTAGCAGTTGATCGCCCTGGATCTCCCAATCTTTTTGTACTGGAGCGCCAACAGATGCTGAATTATATACGGCTCTAGGGCCGGCAATGCGATCACCAGGCAATTGGTATGCATACTTCCAAACGCTACCAGGTGCAGTAACCAGCTGAGCCAGCTGGATCTTTTTCATGTTGAATGACCATGGGTACATGACTAGCGTACTGTCCCGAATATTTGGATATAGTCGGTCACAGATCGAGCTCTCGTCAGTGCCATCATTAAATGATGTGATTGCTTTAGCACCAATCATCAGGAGCGCGTCAGCGCAAATACGAATACCAGTATCGCCAGCTGCCATATCAAACCTTTAATGTGATAAAGGGCCGGCTTCGGAAAACCGAAACCAGCCCCAAGCTACATTACCTACTATTAATCGCTGTCGGTAGCAGTGATGGTCAGACCATCAGTTACGTCAACAACAGTGCCAGAGTTGGAGTTTACCCAAACAATGGAATTAGCAGGAGTACCGCCGGTGCTGGTAAAGCAGAAAATAATATCGCCGACCTTTAGGATCGATGCAATAGTATTAAAGTAACCAGCTGTATTCACATCAGCAATAGTATCAGTTGTGCTGTAAGTGTGAATCGACGGTGCGTTACCGGCTTTGTTAGCCGATGCGGTATTAAAACCAGTTGAAGAAAATGCCATGTTAACCCCCTAGATTAAGACTCGCGGCAGGTGATCGAAACGATACCTTCCGCATCAATGGTAACGGCACCGGCTGAGAATACTTCGTTAACCAACCAGCTGGTTTTCTCGGCAATGTAGTTAATCTCAGTACGCATGCCGATACCTTCAGCATAGCCAATCGCATCGCGGTGGAAAGCAAAGCATGTACGATCCAACGAACCGTCAATAGCCAAGCCACCCTCAGAACGATCACCCAGGATGTGGAATTGGAAACCCATGTAGGTATTCAATTCGCCCTGAACTAAAGCCTTAACTGTGTTGAAGTCTGACGATGTAACAGTAGACTCAGACAACAGGTTAGACAGGCCATTAGCGTGGATGATGATGTGGCGGTTATCTGGTGGTACATTGTTTTTGTCCATCAGACGCTTAGCTTCACGCAGCTTAGCAATGTTCATGTTGCTGTCAGTAGCGCCAATGTCGTTCGACACTGTAAGCGATGTGCCAGATGCTGCGAGTGCGTCCAGGATCAATTGATCTTGGCGGCGGCCCATAGCAGATGCAACCACTTTAACCAGCTCAGAACGCTCGTCGAAATTGACTTTAGCCTGGCTGAAAATGTCTGAATACTCAGCTGCATTCCAATCCTGCAGAGTACAGGTAACGGAACTAAAGCCAACATTCAAAGGTGTTACGTCAGTTTGAGCTACGCGCAAAGTTGCGGCACCCTTACCAACTTTAGGGAATTTTACTGTTGAGCCCTCGACCCCACGGCGTTGACGCACTGCTGGAACTAAAACAGCTGATGCTTGATAAGCCTGTTTTACTTCAGCGTCAAACAGGGTTACAAAGGCGTTTGATAAAGAAACGGCCATTTTGATACTCCTAGTTTATTGACAAAAGATTATTTGTCGCGCCGGTATGCCAGTGATTCTGGGCCGATTACTTGTTGATTACGTCAACCAAACGTCTGATGCCACAGCGGTCAGGGTTCAACAGATATCTATTGAATAAGCCTGATAGCTTTTTACTCTTGTTCTTTTTAAAATGCAAGCCAAAAAAAACCCCGCCGTAGCGGGGCATCTGCGAGGAGGAGCAGATTATCCGAAAGCCTGGTGAAATAGGCGCTCAACCTTTTGGCGATATGCTGGATCTGTTTGGTACTTAGGATCAGCAACCATTGCCTGGAGCTCTTCTTTGCTAGGCATGCCGGTAGTTGGTGCAGATTGAATTGGCACGCGACCTTCATACGTCTCACGCACCTTCATCAGAGCTCGTAGGCCGGTAGCAGTACCGCCCATAATCTTGAACTCCTCGAATTCATCTGGTGACCAGATACCCTTCTTGACCAATCCGCGACCCCAATCAACCATATCTTTGATCATGGCTTGAGCATTTGGCCCTAGCTTTTCCATCTCAACCTTGGGATCAACCATGTCGGATGACATCATTGATTCTGCTGTTGATCGGAGCTTGGACGCTAGATCGTCAAACTGAGCCTGGCTTAATCCATTCTCTGCAGCCCAACCAACCAGGTTAGATGCCATTGGATTCTCGTCAGCTGTCTGTAAGCCAAATGAGCTTACGTCATACTTACCATCAGCCGGAGCATTGTGTTGACCTTTTGATATTTTGCCTCTTAGGTCTTTCCAGCTTTTGGCCATACCTTCAAGATCTGGCTCGTTGCTGTCTTTTTTCCAGAAGTTCTCTGGCCACCAATCTGGGCGCTCAAGCGGATCTTCTGGGCTTGCTGCTGCGTCAGTTGGATTAGATCTATGTTCTATTTCTGTGTGCTGCGGATTTGATGCTGTTTCTTCGTGCGCTGAAACATTGTCTAATAGGCCAGTGCTGCCACCGGGTTCGACGTTGGTTTCTGTGTTCATGGGTTCCTTGCTCGGTAGATGCGTGCCTCAATTTCCCGAATAATGCTGTTCTGCCCTTCTCGGTAGAAAGCATAATCGGCTGGAGAGCCAGGCACAGCGACAGGCTGCTCCAAAATTGTATCTCTCATGTACTTCATTAGCTTGATACCATCCTCTGTACCAAACACTCGCAGGTACAAACGGTCAGTATCTTTGCGTTGTTGGTCTACATTGCGTATATCTTTAGCCTGGCCAATGGCCTCTAGTTCATCCCAGCTCATGCCATCTCCGGTGGTGGCAATGCTGGCTGTCCTTGCTGCTGTTGTTGCTGCATCATTTGCACTTGAGCCATGGCTGCCATTTGCTGCTGGTTATTAGCCTCTTCCATCATAATTGCACGCTCAGCTCGGTTGTTTCTAACCGACATTGGCACACCCATCTTATCGCCAAGGTAGTCAACCAGCGCATCCATCTTCAAGGATACCTGGCCATCAGGCCCAAAATTCTGCATAAGTTGAGCATAATTTAATATTGCGCCAATTTCTTCCTGATTCTGAGCTTGTGCAAGCGGAGCCACCGGCACCACCTTAACCTCCAGGCCATTGACGCGCAGTGGCATATCGATCAGACCACGCTCGTCCATAACCTCCAGGATCTTGGCTGTCAGCGGGATCATTGTTTCGTTGATCAAGCGGCCAAACGCAGATCCAAGATTCTGAGCCAGCTCTTTCATGCGCTCAACAATCTCAGTTGCAGATCGTGCGCTCATGTTCTCAGGCGGCAAAGACTCGTCCAACAGTATCCGCTTAATGTTGTTGCGC